TCCCCCATAGAGGTATAGGCATATTCGTAAATCTCTATAAATATGCGTCACCCTCTCAGAACTTAGACTCTCATAAGTTATGTCTCTATAATGAGTTATATCATATATAGTAATAGTATATTATATCATCTATAACTCATTGATAATAAAGTACTTGACAAATACGATATTATAGTGTATACTAATGCTAATAGCATAGAGAGTTATGAGAGTAGAGAGTATAGCATAGAGAGTATATCACATATATCTAGTATAACAAATAAGGCATGCTATGTCATAGCACTAGCTATGGTGTATAGCTAATGTACAAGGAGCATAATGTCCACAAGAAGCATCAGTCTCACAAAGATAGCTACTCTCACTGAAGATGATGTAGACTCCATCAAGAAGGAGTCCCTCGTCACAGGTAGACCTCATCAATATTGGAGGTCACTGCATAGGCATATTCTCTTCTGTCTCGAAAAGGGATGGACTCCAAAGCAGATATGCGAGAAATTCAAGTTACGGCCTATCCAGTACTACAAGATAACTAATAATGCTAACTTCATGGCTAAGAGAGACAAGATAGAGGCCGCAGTAGATGATAGGATAGTCGAAGAGGTAATCAAGGAGACAGTACAGGATAAGGTACGTCTCCTCTTCGAGCGTAACCTCATGAAAGCAGCTAAGACCGTCATAGATATCTGCAAGAATGGCACTCCTAATAGCAAGATACGCTTTGAAGCAGCAAAAGAAATACTCTATCAGAGTGGACTCAAGCCAGTTGATGTAGTCGAGACACGTGAGAGGCTCTACACACCTGAAGAGATAACCTCAGCACATGCTACAGCCAAGGAAGTAGAGCAGATATTCGAGAAACTCACAGGCGGCACCAGCAGATTTCTTGTATCAGATGTCACAAGCGACCCTATACTAGCCATAGAGGACAAAGAGACTCCTGATGCAGAAGAGCAAGTTACCGAATCAAGCTAGTCTCGATAGAAGATTATGCCAGCAGAGTCTTTACTATCTCTGCAAAGAGGTCCTGGCTTATCATGATATGGTCCCTCATGTCCATGGCGAGATGTGTCACTTCTCAACTTACCCTTCCTTTGGCAGATTCCGTCAGATAAATGTGCCAAGAACATATTTCAAGACCTGGGTCCTCACCATCGGTAAAGCTATCTGGCTTACCCTCCCCGATGAGCAGGGCTACTACAAATCCATTTATCCCTACAGAGGACCCAATGTCCGTATCCTCATAGCCTCTAATGTCATTGATAATGCTGCTAAGATGATATATAAGATTAAGCAGGAATGGATGTCAAATGAGAGGCTCCGTGCAGCATTTCCTGAGCTCATCCCTGACTTCAACAAGACTCGTTGGTCTGACCACGTCGCAGAAGTCAAGCGTGACCTGAAAGCAACAGAGGGCACTTACACAGCTGTCGGTGCTGGAGGTTCAGTTATCTCTCAACACTTCGACCATATCATCGAGGATGACTTAATCTATGCTCGTAAGGATGATTTTACAGGTCAAGAACTCATGCCGTCACAAGAGGACATCGATAATGCTATCGGTTGGCACAAATTAGCATTCTCTCTGCTCGCTAACCCTGCCATAGGCTGCATTGACCAAGTGGGAACACGTTGGGCACCCCAGGATATTATTTGGTATGTCAGAAAGTTCGAAAAACAGTACAAATGCTTCCAGATGGACGCTACAATCGATGGAAAGTGGCCTATCACATCGAATTCTGAGTGTATCTGGCCCGAAAGATACAATCTAGACACTCTAAATCAACTGGCCAGAGCTCAAGGGCCCCGCATCTTCGAGACTCAATACTTAAATAGACCTCGTGCGACAGAAGACATCGTATTCCGTCATGAAATGGTCAATATTTATGATTCTCTCGCCGATACACCACAAGATACCGAGAACATGACTATCGTTGACCTCGCAGGATGGGGTGATTCCAAGGGAACAGCAAGAAATGTCATATTGACAGGCACCATGGATATCAACCATCATCTCTGGATTAAACGTCTGGACGTAGGGCGATATAACCCTAGCGAGGTCATCTCTCTCTTCAAGGCACACTCCCGTCAATTTAGCTCTAAGATTTATGTTGAAGAAGTACAATACCAGAGAGCTATTCGCCATTTCTCACGCTTAGAAATGGAACAGACTGGGGAGTGGTTTAGACAAGAGCGGCTCCCCTTCGACGGACGCAAAGACGCCAAAAACCTCCGTATTCGAGCTCTCGAACCTCTTGTCACCAATGGGGGTCTACATGTTGGCCCCACTATGTCAGCTCTCTTAGAGGAATTAGAGCTATACCCTCATTCTCATACTGTAGATATACTAGACTGTCTCGGCTATCTGATGAAAGTAGCCAAAGCACCTCTCAAGGAGACTGCTGTCAATGTCCCTGACCCATTCTGTATCGATGAAATCGAGAAAGAGCTCAAGGCTAGGTCTAATTCTGCTAGTGGCTATCCTTTTGATTTCCAGTTGCGTGGTCTTGGTCTCATTAAGGAGCCTAATAGTGTCTGATGCCCAAGCTGTTGTTCCTGCTCAGAAGTACTATTACGATTATGGAGTGCCCGCAACTAAGCAATATGAAGGATTCAGGGACACTGTCTACAAGGATACTGAAGGTAACCCAACAATAGGATATGGTTTCAACTTGAATGACCCAAATATGAGACAAATGATACCTGCTGATGTCATTTCTGGTCAAAGACCTCTTGCACGAGATGAAGCGGATAGGATATTCATACCTCGGTATAACCAAGCGGCAAGAGATGCATTTACCTATCTTGGGCGTGATAATTTCATGAAACTTGACCCAGAACGTCAGGCTATTATAGTGGATATGGCGTATAATATGGGTTTTGATAAGTTGAGTGGCTTTAAGGCCCTTAAACAAGCTATAACCGATGGAGATTACATTAAAGCAGCCTCTGAGATGAAGAATAGCAAGTGGTATGACCAGGTAGGCAATAGAAGCAAGGAGCATGTCCTTAAGTTTATGGGAGACNCTAATGCCCTTCCGTAGCGAGTCTCAGCGTAGATTTCTATGGTCTCGGCACCCAGAGGTAGCAAAGAAGTGGACTGCTGAACATGGCTCTAAGATAGTAAAGAGTCGTGCCAAAGCTCTAAGGAGAAAGAAGTCATGACTTATCACAGTAACAAAGCTATGCATGCCATAAAGAATAAGACCTCACCTACAGCTATGAAGAACTCCCGTCTACGTGTCATGATGATGTCAGAGAAGAAGATGAAGAAGATGATGAAAGGTGCGTCCAGTGTCAAGTCCTGAACGTAGCTTAGAATGGTGGAAACTCTCAGTCCGTAACGGCATAAAGTTCCAGCAGAAATATGCACGTTCCGACCTATGGGCTCAATATAAGTCATATTATCGCCATAATTTTCCCAAGGGTATCATCCCTGTGAATCTCGTATTCTCTGTCTTACGCACGGTTGTACCCCAGGTCTACTTTCGTAATCCTGCTGTCATTATCACTCCTACAAAACCAGGGCTCGAATATGAGCTCCATGCCAAGTTAGTAGAGTCAATAGATAACTGGCTGCTCAGGGAGCTATCAGTAAAGACCCAGTTCAAGAAGATGATAACTGATGCTTTCCTCTGCGGCATTGGTAATGGTTTCGTAGGCTATGACTCTGAGTTCGGCTACTCTCCTAAGAATCTAGAAGGTGAGTCAGCTATGACCATTACTCAGTTTGACAAGAAAGGCTACCGTGTAGAATACAACTCTCACGTCAATCCTGGCATGCCTTGGTTCCTTAGAGCTCGCCCTGAAGATGTCATCTATCCTTGGGGCTGTGAATCTGCTGAGAATGCCGAGTGGGTAGCGATGCGAGTCTTTAGACCTCTTGATGACATCAAGGCTGACCCTAAATATAAGAACACTGATAAGCTCGTAGGCTCATTCACTCAGAAACGTACCACAGCAGAAGGTCAGCAATACGCCGATAACTTTGAGCAGCAATTACTCGATAGGGAATGGGTGGAACTCTGGCAGGTTCGTGATGCTAAGACTGGAGAGATATTAGCATTCACCATGGACCATAATGATTTCCTGCGTAAGGAAGAGGATGTCCTACAGATAGAAGGTATCCCTGTGGAGACTCTCACTTTCAACCCTGACCCAGACTACATCTATGGCATACCTGATACCCGTATCATAGAGCCACAGATGCTGGAGTTAAATGAGATACGCACTCAAGCCATGAAGCATCGCAGAGTCGATATCATCAAGGCTCTCGTCAGGAAAGGTGTCATCAAGTCCACAGAGATAGATAAGTTGCTCAATGAAGAAGTCAAGGCTATGGTAGAGATAGAGAGTGATGGTCCTCTTTCTGAATCAGTCATGATGCTCCAGCCTGGCAACTCAGGTATCCTCAATGACCTGGCTAGTGCTGGTGAGATAGTACGCTCTGATGTCAGAGAATCTATAGGCTTCTCTCGTTCATCTCAAGGTGAGTACCAAGGCAAGACTCACATCTCAGCTAAAGAGACAGATGTAGTCAACTGGGCAAAAGAGATACGACTCGATGAGAGACGTGATATGGTAGCTGACCTTCTCTCTAATGTAGTACGGAAATTTAACCAGATAATATTCGCTAACTGGAAAGGTCCACAAGTTAGGTCTATAGTAGGACCCGATGGTATGAAATGGTGGCTACAATTTACAGGTGCTGAGATTAAGGGAGAATACAATGTCAAAGTAGACCCCTCTAATGCTCTCCCTGAAGACAAGAGAACCAAGAGACAGGACGCTGTCGAGATGGCTAAGGCATGGTCTGAGATGAACCAGGGCCAGATACAACAAGGTATTCCCGTTCCAGCTGAGATACAGCGTTTCTTCTTCTCTCAATATGATGGTATCAATGTAGATAAGCTCTTAGCTCAATCTGCTCCTCCTCAAGGAGGCGGCATGGCTCCTGGCATGTCCCCTGGTATGGCTGTTCCTCCTCAGATGGCAGCACAACTCATGTCCCAACAGAAAGCTGGTGGAGGGATGCCTGGTGGCAGATAAGAGATGTGAGAAACATCCAGGATGGTCTGCTGATGAATGTGTATGGTGTGGTCATGCTCGTGAATCTGTACATGTGACAACCAATGACTGGTGTCGAGGGATATGGGAGCATATAGACCCCAAGAACCCTCACTTGAAGATAGACTCAAAGGAACACCTGATACGTGAATGTGAGAAACATGGTGTGATGCCACGGGCTCTTATGAAGCATAAGTCTCAAGGCAAAGGTTATGAGATTAGACGAAGGATAGCATGACAAAGAGAAAGGAGGAAGCGATGCCAGAAGCAAAGGTCACGAGACCTACAGCAGTGCCAAGCGAGGATAAAGGAACAAAGAGACTCTCAATCTGTATCGGTGTCAAAGGTGAGAAGATGGCCTATGAGTTCTCAGGACACTGGACAGGCAAGGATGTAGAACTGATACAACGTACTATACGTAGAGCATATCTCTCATATACACGTGATATCAGGAGAGCTAATACACCAATTACCCCAATACTACAAGAATCACCCCTATAAAGGAGAGACACTGAGATGAGCGACCCAAATGCAGCAAAGCCAGGCGAGACGGCTCCAGCAGCGATTGACATCACCAAATATGTCCCCAAAGAGGATTTCGAGAAGCTCACTACTGACAGCAAGAATGCTGTGGATAGGCTTAAGGGTGAGTTGGACAATGCGAAGTTATCTCTGTTAGACCCTGAGTATATAGCATATATAGAGAGCAAGAAAAGTAATCCTGCTGCCACAGCTGCGGCCACTCTCAAAGATGAGGATATCGCTAAGATGTCCTCGAAGCAAATCCTTGAGACGGCTGTAGACAGAGTGAGAGCAGAGCTTCTTCCTGCTTTTGAGCAAAAGATAGGTAAGCTTAATGCCACCCTCTCTGATGTACTTGCTATGCTGGAACTCCAGGAAGTCGTGAAGTCGCACGATGACTTCGAGGACTACAGGGATACCGTAAGGGAGATTCTCGAATCGTCACCTACACCTCTTACTATTGAACAGGCGTATCTTATAGCTAAGGCAGGCAAGGCCACGCCAGCTGAGGAGACTGATGCGGATAAGACCAAGAAAGCAAAGTCTGGTACCGAGAAACCAGGCGGGGGTCTTCCTCGTGACTCAATTACTCCTAAGACATTTGGCAAGGACAAGAATGCCGCAGCTAGTGATGCCTGGGATACTGTAGTAGGCAAAGGTAAGGAGACTCTTTAAGGAGTATCATAGATGGCTCTTCCTACACGGACTGAGACGCTCGATGACTTATACACATCCACGTTCAACAACAGGAGAGATGGTGTCGTAGACCAGATATTTGACGATGCCACTTTCTACAAGATTCTCAAGTCAAGAGGCGGTATCAAGTTCGACGGGACTGGTGGGCGTTATCTGGAAGTTAATCTCTCCTATGGAACTAACGAAACTGTTACTTCTCTAGGTAGAGGTGACACTATCTCGATATCAGATACCAAGTTCCTCACCGTAGCACAGTACGAATGGAAATTCGTAGCTGGTTCTATCGTCCGCTATTACACCGACGATGCTAAGAACAAATCAAAATCGCAACATCTCAATCTTGCTAACGCTAAGATTGATAACCTGACCAAGTCTCTTACCATCAAGTTCGAGACCTTCCTCTTCGGAGACGGCACAGGTAATGGTTCCAAGGACCCAGAGGGTCTGGCTAATCTAGTTGATGCGACTCCTACTGACAGCACCTCAATCGGTAATATCAACCAATCGACATACTCTTGGTGGCAAAACAAGACGAGAACTGCTACAGGGGCAGCTTCTGTCTATCTTCTGACCGACATGCGTAGTCTCTATAATACATGCGGTAAGGGTATGGCTACTGAGAACCCGAACCTGATTGTCACCGACCAGACTTCGTACGAGTTGTACGAGGATGAGGTCATGGAACAGCGTCAGACGGTCAATAAGCAGGCCGCTGATGCTATGGTAGATACTATAACCTTCAAGGGCCAGCCTGTTATATGGTCAGGGCAGTGCACGGCTGGTTATATGTATATGCTTAATACCGAGTATATCGGTATGGTAATTGACCCTGACATAAACTTTGCCTCAACTGAATGGAAAGCAATTCCTAACCAGTTAGACAGGGTTATGCAGATAGTCGTAAAGATGAACGTCGTGGCGACCAGGAGAAAGTCTCTTGGTGTCTTAATTACTATAGCTGCGTAGGCTATAGTATAAATGTCTCCTGAGGGAGGAGCCAACCTCCCTTTTGAGCTAGCTTAAAAGGCAAAAGGAGTAATACAATGGCTGTTCCTAGCAATGTAGTAAGTATCCTGAATCCTCAGATACCTGCAAAACAGAGTATCTATGAGGCTTCAGACACACAAGAGGCGAAGCTTGGTACTCGTCTCCAAGTTGGTGAAAGGGTCTATTACTATTCTAGGCTCTCGACATCAGCTAACGTAGTCGCTGGTGATGTGCTCTGTGCACCCCAGTTGATAGCTTCTCACCAGTCAGGTATCTTGGCAGGTGCTGCGGCTACGACAGGTGCAACGACTATCACCTTTACAGCTGGTACTCTCGGCAGCTTGAATCAGTACGCAGAGGGCTACATCGTCTTTGCGTCAACTGGTCTGGCAGGATGTGGTATCTATAAGGTTAAGTCCAATCCTGCTTGGGCGACAGCTGCGACGAATGCGACAGTCGTGATATATGACCCGTTACCTGGCACATTGGCTGCTGCTATGCCGATAAACCTGGTACCGAACATGTTCAACGCTGTCAAAGTAGGTAGCGAAGCTCTCGACATAGCAATAGGTGTTGCTCCTGTTGCTGTCACAACGGGGCAGTATTTCTGGGCTCAGTCCTACGGACCTGCTGCAGTCAGGCATTCCGCAGGCACTCCAGCTGGTGCTCTGATGTCGTTGGCTACTCTTGGATTCTTAGGTGCATATTCCATAACGGGTACTTTAGCCGCTACTGGTTTTGCACAGATAGACTACAAGATGCCCATCGCCAAGAACTTCTCGTTAGCCGCAACTGCAACTCAGGCTAATCCAGTGTTCTTAACGATACTACCGTAGTCACCGATTCTGGGGAGGGGTCAGTAATGGCCTCTCTCCAGAGTAAGAAGGATTGATATGAGAGTAACTATAGGGATAGCAACTAGAGGTAATGACATCAACCATAAGTTAGCTGTCTGGTTAGCACAGTGCACCGAGTTGAACTCTATGCACTCTCTTACCATACTTATCCAACCATCACCGTTCTCTGCTGCTGATGGCCAGGAGAAGTTGTTCAAGGCTGCTTATGCCAATGGGAGTGACTTTCTATTGCTCATAGACTCTGACATAGCTCCACCGCCATTCTGTCTCAACCAGATGCTCATACATGATAAGAGCATAGTTACTGCTCCTATATGGTTCTGTGACACTGAGAATAATGACATCCATCTCAATATCAGTTATGGTATAGAGAGAGATGGTGTGGGTAGAGTCTATGTTCCCAATCCTCTAGGCGGACTTGAGAGAATCAAGACTGGCTCATTTGGTCTGTTGCTTGTACGCAGGAATGTGCTGAGACTATTCGTTGATGTCAATGAGTCTTACACACATTGGTCTAAGATGCTAGATGACTCTTATATCAATAACTTCTCTGACAGTATATTCTTCGCTAAGTGCGACAAGTTAGGTATCGAAGCGTACGTAGACTGGGAGTTGCGAGGAACAGGCCACTATAAGCTCATCAACCTATGTGATGATACTATCTATGGTCTCATAGCCAGAATAAGCGGCAATGTAGAGTACAAGAAGGATACCAATGGCGATGTGGTATTAGAGTTAGTAAACCAATCCAATAAAGGAGGATTGCAATGAGCGACGTGCAGGATGCGATTATTGTCAATAGTGCGACTGGGGATTCTATAGCAACCAGTGAATCATTTAAGATGCCCCTGGTAGATTATCCTAAGGTGGAGTTACCCGAAGCTCCTAAGACTGGACTGCCTGAGAATGTTGAGCATCCCTCCAGTGATGGAGAGAGTTTCGCTCCAGTTGTAGGAGATAACTCAAGAATAGACGCACCTACTAAGCCTAGAATACTTATAGGTGTACCGATACTCTCCTACTCACATGAATTTGTGGAGAGTTTCATGAAGTTTTGGACATCTATATGTACCATGAAGGATAAGAACTTTGAGGCTGGTTACTACTTCATGCACCGTAAACCTGTGCATATGGCAGAGATAGGTCTTGTTGAGATAGCCCAGCATAACAAGTGTACTCACATTCTCTTGATGGATGATGATATCTATGATATCAAGCTAGAGGACTTAGAGAAGTTACTTGCTGCTGATAAGGATGTCATTGGGGGTGTGATGTACGCATCTGGTTTTCCTTATGCAATGTGTGCATTCAGGAGATTCAATCCTGAGCGTAAGGTGATAGATATGCCTGTGGATAACTCTATGTATAGGCTCTATGAAGTCCCTTGTGCATGCCCTAAGTGTAAGAATGGCATGTCTCACTGGGATGCCAAGTTCTGTCCTGTATGTGGCTCAGTTGTAGATAACATGATACAACAGTGTGACCTGATACCATTCGCATTTACTCTNATGAAGGTATCAGTGTTCGACAAGATAAAGAAACCATGGTTTCATTGCACAGAGAACTATCCCACAGATTCCTGGTTCGCTGATAGGTTACTGGAAGCTGGTCTCACAGAGTATGCCCATATGGGCATATGGCTCAACCATAGAGGAGTAAATAGAGAGACTCGTGACGCATACTTCCAGATGGGTCTCGCCAAGACAAAAGCACAAGGTGGTGTAGTGAATATCTCTCAAGAAGACATGGAGAAGCATCAGTATATGTTACATAATAAGATGAAGGAAGCTGAGGAGCGGCTGAAACCCAAGGTAGGTGTAGTATAACAAGGAGGTAGTTAGATGACGGTAAGACGGGTAATATCGCAGAGACTGTTTAGGAAGACGAGAGCTCTGAAGTATCCAGTGCATTGTAATGTTATAGCTTCTGGGGCTCCTGGGGCTCCTGTAAGCACAAAGTCTGGAGTATTCACCTATTCAGTAGCCACTAAGGGTGTGTACGGTACTATATCCACCAATGTAGCTCTTGATGTAGGTTTACTTGGTCTCTCAGCTAAGATATCTACTGGTACTCTATAAGAGGTAGCCCATGGCTAGTTCACTGGCATCTACTCTCATAACTAGAGCTCTAGATAACTTAAGCAGAGCTGCCGCAGGTACCACACGCTCTGGTGCTGACATGAACACTAAGGGTATAGAGTGGCTGAATTCCACCATGCTCTTTATGTCCCGTAAGCATGATTTCATAGAGTGTAAGTCGACCTCATCTGGCGTGACTGGTACATCTGTCACTGTAGCTAACACTAAGACTTACACATTCCCTTCAGGTTGGAAGTCTATCTATGATGTCATACTCTTAGATGGCACTAACTCTCGCAAGCTTAGGATGAAACTATGGCCTAAGTATGTTAGAGAGACTCCATATCCTGCAGGGGATAGTACAGGGACACCTGTCTACTACTCTCCCTATACCAATAGCTTCGATGTCAATCCTGTACCTGATGCAGTATATACTATGCCTATACACTATGCTATATGGCCTACTACTATCACTGTTATTACTGCTAGTTGTATATATGAGACAGATAAGGATGATGTCCTGGTGTCAGGTATGACATACAAGGGATTCATGTATCTCCAGCAATATACAGATGCAGCTGCTTGGAAGATGGAATTCAAGTCTCTCTTGGATGACGCTATAGCAGATGACAGGGAGCTGCCAGACTGGTCTCCTGTGGCAGAAGCGTTCAACGCAAGTGGCGGGGACATAATCTTAGGCGATTATTGGCTAAGCCCTTGGTGTAGGAGTGTTCCATGACAGATGTTGCATGGCTAGCGGGGTTCTTTGATGGTGAAGGTAGCATAGAGTTAGCAATTGCTAGAAATACTAAAGGTGGTCAAATACGTGTACAGTTACGTTGTGAGATAGCTAATACACATCAAGAGTCCATTGACCATGTTAGGGGCCTTCTAGATGTATATAAGATAGACAGCTACAAAGGTATGCGAGACCGTAGTAAGTACAATAGTAAAACTGCTTATAGATTGATAATAGCAGGGTATCATAATACTACAGCTTTTATAAGGCTATTGTTACCCTATCTTGTTACAAAGAAGGAACATGCTGAATTGGCTTTATCTTATGTGAGTAC